ACCCTGTTAGCTTGATAGGTTGGAGTGCTGATCATTTCAGCACTTTAGCCTATAACTGTAACGCTTTTGTAGGCAAACAAGGAAGGATAACAAATGAATAAGATAGAAATAGAAACAAGACACAATGTAAATGGTTTCAAAGTTGAAGGTGATCTACTTTCACTAATTGAAGGTGTAGCTTACATACAAAACTGTTATAAAGAGTATGAAGGCTTTACACAAGACAAGATACTTGAAACAATTATAAAAGTATTAGATATTGAAAGGCTAAGGGGTATTGATAACAAGAAATATTATTACAGCTTTTATAATATTGATAGCTTTGTAAGAGAACAGGTCTTTGACATTATTACAAGAGAGCTAGACAATGTTTGAGTTTATAAAAGTAATGTGTGCAAATTGTAGCCAATGGAATAGGCATATCTTACGCAAAAAGACAGAGGATATTGTAACATTTTGTAAGAAGTGTGGCGAGATCGATCTAATAATAGACAATACTTTTGTTCAAGAGTATTTAAAAAATAATATTTAAAATGTATAGACAAGTATTCATAATGTGTTATACTAAATATTATGAAAGGATTAGAGATACCTAGCAAGTGTAGGCGACTTATTCTCAACGAGAATAATAGCTTTAAGGTATTTACCGATAGTCATAGTTGTAACAGATACATAGTTAGAAACAGACTAGAGATATATAGCGAGGAAATTGTTGGGGATCAATTCATAGTTACTGTAAAGAAACAAGACAGTTTTGTATAGGATACTTGTAGCACATAATAGTCTAGGTATACCATAAACACGCAGACTTCCTTGTGTGTTACAAGTATTCTATACATAAAGAAAGGACAAGGAATAATGGATAAATTAATTACAGAAATAGAAGAAAGAAAGAAATATAT